ATGCAACGCAGTCTGGACACAAGATGTTAAAGATGCTTATGCAACTTTTAAAGCTGAACAAGAGGAAGAATAATTAAATGACTAACGCAAGAGATAAAGCAAACATACCAGTATTAAATTTTCAATCTAAAGGTATAGACGATAATGCTGATGCTACTGCTATAACTATAAATAGTAGTGAACAAGTTGGAATTGGTACTACATCGCCATCTCAACTACTTCATGTTTACTCTACAGGAAATGACATTGCAAGAATTGAAACAAATCAAACTGAGGGTAGATTATCTTTAAAAGATGCTACTGGAGAAGCAGTTTTAAAATTTAGAAATGATTATAGATTTACAAATTCAACTGGAGAACTAGCAAGGCTTAACAGTTCTGGAAATTTTGGAATTGGAACTACAGCACCAGGTTCTGAACTTCATGTTGTTGCTGATGATGTTTCTCAAAGTTGGTCGCCTTATGATGGTACTGTATTAACAATAGAAAATAATGATACTGATGGTTGTGTATTACAAACTGTAGGTAGGAATACTGCAACAAACGAAATTTGGTTTGGAGATGATGATAGCAGAAATATAGGTAGAATAAGATATGAACATAGTAATAATGTTTTAGAATTTTGGACTAATGGTACAGAAAAACTTTGTATTACATCAACAGGCTCAGTTGGTGTAAATACTTCATCACCTGATGCAAAACTAGAAGTAAGAGATGACACTAATCAAAACACAACGATTTCTGCAAGTTCTCAATTAACAACTTCTGGTCATTATCATGATTTTGCTGTTGCTAGTAATAACGCAGATTACGCTGTTGGTATTAGACGACAAGTAACTCAAAGTACTCCTTCTTATTTAAATCCTAGAATGGATTTCTTTGTTCAAAATAATAATACTTATCAATCTGCTGACAGAGGTGTAAAAATGACACTTCTTAATAATGGAAGATTAGGCATAGGAACTACATCGCCATCTGCATTATTAGATATAACAGGTAAATTTTCAGATTCAGTAAATACAAATCTATCTCTTGAAATGGGTGATAGATGGGGTTTTAGAGTTGGTACTTCCTCAACATCAGAAAATTTAAACTTAGACGGAAATTTATCTGGTACACCTTTTACATGTATGACTTGGAATAAAACTAATGGTAATGTAATTGCACCTCTTTTAAATACAACTGGCTCAACATCTAATAGGTATCCTCTATATTGGGTTCATAGTGGAACAGTTGGCTCTATAGAGCCTTACACTGGTTCAGTTAGAGAAATGAAAACTGATATTAATGACATGGGTTCTGTCAATTGGATACATTCATTAAGACCAAGAAGTTTTAAATTTAGAGATTATGAAACAGACGAAGATGGTAATAAAGTTTATTTAGAAACTACAAATAATTTACCTAATACAGAATATGGATTAATTGCTGAAGAAGTTAATGAGGTAAGTGGTTCAGATTATATATTAGATAAACAAATAGATAAAGATGGAAATGAAAATCTTAAAGGAGTTCTTTATCATAATCTAGTTCCAATTTTATTAAAAGCTGTGCAAGAACAGAAAAACACAATTCAAGAATTAGAAGCTAGAATAACAACACTAGAAGCTAATAACACATAACAATAAGGAGAAAACAATATGGCAAATAATACTGAGTACACTTGGAGTTTTCCAAACTTTGAGACAGACGCAGATAACAAAGTTAAGGTTATCCATTGGAGATATACAGCAGTAGATGGAGAATATTCTGCATCTATGTATGGTTCAGATGGTCAATCAGAATTAAACTTTGACAGTATGACTAAAGAAGATGCTATAGCTTGTGTATTAGAACATTCAGATACTACTGAAGCTGATATGAAAGCTAATCTTGATGCACAAATCGCATCACAAAAAGCACCTACTTTAACGTCTAAAACTAAGGAGTGGTAATATGAACTTTAAGTTCGATGATAAAGACTACGATAGCGATAAGCTATCTGATAATGGCAAATTATATTTAGGTAAGTTGCAACAAATCCAAGCTAAACAACAACAGTTAAACTTGGAGATGGCAGACGTAAATATATTGCAAGGTCATTATTCTAATCTTCTAAAAGCTGAACTTCCTAAAGATGAAGTTAAAGAAGATAAAAAAGATTAATGAAGTTTGTGTTGGCTTATACTATATGCTCTGCTATTACAGGTTTTTGTAATACACCAGTAGTACATCCAACACATTTTAACACTTGGACCGATTGCACCAAACATGGTGCGGTAGTAACTATAAAAGTTACCAATGATTTTTTAGATAAATTTAACGATCAAAAATTATACGTTTCTTATTTTTGTAATGAACAAGAAGGCAATGATGCCTAAGAATACTGCTCTTGATAGAATAGAATCACACGAAAAACTTTGTCGTATTATGCAAAAACAAACACATCAAAAAATTAGCAGTATAGAAACAGAAATTAAAGAGATTAAAAAACATATGTACTATGCTATGTCAGCTCTTATAGGTGGTATGTTTACCATCATTATTATTTTATTTGAAAAACTTTAACTCTAAGGTCTTTATGGCTAGAAGAAAGAAAGCAGTTACTGGTCTAACCTCAGAAATTAAAGCTCAACTTAGACTTGCTGAAGATCCTAATTTACTTGTATTTTTACCACTTGGCGGACTTGGTCCAGTAGATATTGTTACTTTAAATATGACAACAGGAGAGTATAATGCTTATGATGTTAAGTCTAAAAATTATAGAAAGAATGAACCAAAGAGTATACCTAAAGATGGATATAGAAGAAATATTAAAGGATCTTTTATATCTAGGAATACAACTAAAGAGCAAAAGAAACTTAACGTAAGGATTATATACGAATGAAATTATCAGAAAACTTTACACTACAAGAACTAACTAAATCAGACACAGCAATAAGACTTGGTATACCCAATGAACCTAACTCAGATCAGATTGCTAAACTACAAAACCTTTGCGAGACTTTGCTGCAACCAGTTAGAGATGAATTTGGTGCAGTCATTGTAACTTCTGGATTTCGTAGTGCGGAGCTATGCGTTAAGATAGGTAGCTCAATTAATAGTCAACATTGCAAAGCTGAAGCAGTAGATTTTGAATGTCCAGGTACTGATAATGCTGATCTTGCATACTGGATAAAAGATAATATAGAAGGTTGGGATCAAATGATTCTTGAGTTTTATACTATTGGTGAACCTTCAAGCGGATGGGTTCATTGTAGTGTGGCAGATAAACCTAGAAAACAATTCTTGAGAGCTTTCAAAGAAGATGGTAAGACGAAATACAAACCTATAATTGGAGATATAAGATGTGGTTAAGTGCAATTAAACTAGCATTAAATGCTGGTAGTCATATTTATAAAAAGAAACAAGAAACTAAAATGATGATGGCTAACGCACAAGCTAAACACGCAGAGAAGATGGCTAGTGGTGAGCTTGAGTATAGTGGTAAACTTCTTGAAGCTAGACAGTCAGACTGGAAAGACGAGTTCGTATTAATCGTGCTAACGCTGCCAATTTTAGTAATTGCGTATGGGGTTTTTAGTGATGATCCTGGTGCAGCTTCTAAGATAAAAGAGTTCTTCGAACAATTCCAACAGCTTCCGTCATGGTTCACAAATTTGTGGATTCTTGTAGTGGCTTCAATTTATGGAATAAAAGGAACACAAATATTCAAAGGTAAAAAATGATCAGTAAAAGTTTTGCACAACAATATAGTAAAAAAGTAACTATGTTATCACAGCAAACTGGTAAGAAAAAAAAGAAAAAAAAATATAAAAAGAAGAAGTAATGGCTAAGCAAAAGTTTACACACTTTATTCCTCGTGATAAACCTAAGAAGCGTGGACCAGGTCAACATAAAAAATCCATGAGTAAAGGCGAGAAACGTCAAAAACGTACTAGAAGATACAAGGGTCAAGGTAGATAATGATGGAGTATGCCTATATGAATTATTATTTTACAGCTACATTAATTATTCTATTTGTACTTCTTGCTTTGTTTGGAGGACCACCTAGATGAAGATAAGTGAAAATACATCTGTAAGTATGCCAATGAAAAACATGATTGGTATTATTGTAGCTGTTGCTATGGGTGTGTTTGCATATACAGAAGTTACTGCGAGGTTGACTAGTCTTGAGACATCAAGAGAATTATTCCAAGCTGATCTACTTAAAAAATCTGAGCAACTACCAACAGATCAAGAACAATTTATGTTGCTTGAAGATTTATATAAAACAGTAGAAAAAATTGAAACTAGAATAGAAGATATGATGCACAACAAAGTAAATATACAATTCTTACAAGATCAAACTGAAAAACTTTTAGATGATGTAGAAGTTTTAAAAGACAAAGTAAGACAAAATGGTAATGGTCATGGTTGAGGTAGTAGTTGCATTATTGATGATAGTAAATGGAGAAATCAAAGAACATAGAATACAAGAATCTATGAGCAGTTGTTTGAAAGGTAAAAGAATTGCTATGCGTAGCAATACTGGAAACAATGTAGAGTATCAATGTATTAAAAGTAAAGCAGAAACAGAAATTTATTTAGGTGCAAAATCAATTAAAAAACTTATATTAAAATAATGACTATCAGAAAAACTACTAAAGGTAAGAACGCAAACTACAGACCCACAAAGTCTGGAGCTGGTATGACAGCTAAAGGTGTTCGAGCATATAGAAGAGCTAATCCTGGTAGTAAGTTAAAGACAGCAGTAACTGGTAAAGTAAAGGCAGGATCTAAAGCTGCTAAACGTAGAAAAAGTTATTGTGCTAGATCACTAGGTCAGTTAAAAAGATCGTCTGCTAAAACTAGGAATGATCCTAATTCTAGAATAAGACAGGCAAGGAGAAGATGGAAATGTTAGATAGATTTATATTAAAAATTTGTGGTTGGATAGACGATCAATTTCAAAAGGTAGAAGATGTTTTAACTTTTAAATTTTGTAGCTGCAAAAAGAAAAAGAAAAGTGAAAAAAAATAGAACTTGGAAGAAACCAACTGAACAATCATTAATCTGTGGCTACTGCGTATGGTGCAAGAAGATGCTTATGAGTGATGCAGGAGGATGGATTGTAACACATAAAAAACAATACTTTTGCCATGATGGTAAAGATGGTAGTTGCTTTGACAAATACTGTGTGGTAAAAATGAAACAACAACAGGAGAATAACTATGTATGGAAAGTCTAAAGGTAAAAGTAAGCTAACAGCTAAGCAGAAAACTCTGCCTAAGTTTTTACAAAATAAAATTAAGAAATCTAAAAAGAAGAAGAAGTAATGAAAAAAGGTTATCACAAAACTAAATCTGGTAAGACAGCTAAAAAAGGTTTGTACTATAATATTAACAAACGTAAAAAATCTGGTACATCAAGATCTAAAAAGAAATCTACAATTAGTTCTAAGGCTTATAAGAATATGAAGTCTGGATTTAAAAAATAAAACTAAAGTTTTAGGAAATAAGTTTCTCAAACTCCTGCCATAACGATTGTTCTGGAGACCAAAATCTTTTCTGATCCCTTTTCATAACTATAGAATGTGAAACTGTGGTATGATCTTGTCCAAAATATTTACCAATATCTCCTAAAGTCATATCGTATTTTTCAGCTAACAAGTTATGTATTACGTTTCTTGCTCTTACAATATCTTTTGATCTACTTTTATTCATCAAAGTTTCTTTATGTACTTCAAAATGTACGCACACTTTATTAATAATACTTTGAACGTCAGATGGTTTAGGTCTTGAAATCTTATAACCAATAATCTTTTTTACATTACTGTCTTGTATCTTTTCTTTTTGCAAAACATTTGCAGCATATAAGAAACCTTCCGAGAACCCTACCTCATATAATCTTTCTTCTTGGTTCGTAAGAAGGTAAAATGCTTTCTTAACTTTGTATATAAAATTATTTTGGTTTAAGTTTTTTATGTGTTTATTATAATGTGTGCTTACATTTATGGTCATAAATCCCCTACAGTTTTTTTTGTTTTTTTTATCAATGTAAACTAATGACTATTTAGCTGCCATTAATTTTTCTTTTGTCTGCTCGATTTGCCAAATTAAACTAAAAGAATCTTGTTGCTTTTCTGCAACTCTTCTTTTGGCTTCCAAGTATTCCTTATGAGCTTTCGCTTGAAGGTCCTTGAGTTCTTGCAGACGAGATTTTATCTCGTTCATCTTTCTCCTTTTTTACTTTTGTAAAGTCTAATTTAATATTCTCAACTTTACATTCTACAACTTCCCCTTGTGCGTTGGGGTCGGCAGCTTTCTCTACCTCATCAAATCTTTCAACCAACTGAAAGTTAGCTTCGCCAGATTTAATTCTTAAATACTTAGTCATTTTTATCTCTTTTGTCTATATCTTTTTTGTGTAGATTAAATGTCATGTCATTGTAAATAGATAGGTCATGGTAGTTATCTGCTTTATAACCCTTGGTAGTTCTAAACAATTTAAGCGTCATCATGATTTGTCCAACTTGATATGGTCTTAATTTTTTTTTTAAATTATCTGCTAATATTAAAGTAAATAGGTCAGCAAGTATAGTAAAATTATATTGGTAATCTCCATAATCTTTTTGACGATCACTAACTATTTTCTTTTTAATCTCTTTGTCTATGTCTGTTATCTTCATAAGGTTTAAAGGCGTGGCAAGGAAAAAACAATTAAGGGAGCTTTATCAAAGAAAGGAAAAGATGCTAATATGATTAACCCAAAAAAACCTCACCACACCA